ATGAACCCTCCTCTCTATACGCAAGCCGCCTTCGCCGCTCTGGCCGGTGTATCCGTAGATATGGTCGCTGGCTGGGTCAGAACTGGCGCCGTCGAGAGCGTGAAGCTGGGCAAAACCCGTCTGGTGCGTTTCCCGGGGGTGAACCCATGAGCCGCACAGACCAGCAATTCAAGCTGCGCATGCCTGCTGCACTCCGCGCCCAGGTCGAGCAGTCCGCTTGGGCTGCACGCCGCTCCCTGAACGCCGAAATCGTCATCCGCCTGGAAGCGTCCTTCGCCCAGGTTGCGCCCAGCACCAATGAACAGGAGCGCTCCGCATGATTCGCGCCGTCTACGGAAAGCCAGGGGATGGGATGACCTATGTCGAAGCCGACCAGCTATCTACGCCTTCCGCACGCACCGGACTGCGACTGCTCTGTCTGCTGGTCCAGACGCGAAATGGCGAAACCCGCTCGCTCCCCGTCCACACGCTGCGCCCAATGCCGCCCCGCCTCTGCGCGGCCGATTCGCACGCTGCAAATGGGCTGCGTCGGTGGAACCTGGAAGCCTCTGGTCTCGGAGTGGACAGTGGAACCGGCCTATATCTGCGAGAAGCACACGCCACCCGAGCGCCCCGCGAAGTGGTGGAGCGTTGCCTACCAAGATTCAACCTCGGCGCCGAGCGAGCAATTCCCGTTCTAGCCGAAACCCCGACCGAAGCCGAACAGGTCCAGGGCCGCGCTCCCGGCTCGTCGGATCACGCTTCACCGATCCGGCGAACGGAAGCACGGGCGAAGCGAACCCTTGACCCTGCACGAACAGAAACAGCCTCCGCTCGTGAGTGTGGGGCAGCTTCACCGCCCCGCGCTCCCGAGCCCTCGGCGGCAAGAGCGGGATGACAAGGGCAGAGCCCTTGGTGTTAACCAACTAGAGAACACGCACAACGCGAAGTTTTAACCAGTAGGCCAAGTAACAGATCACCTCGGCGAACTTGCAAGTTCACCGGTTCGGGATCGCTCGGTCTGCAGAAAGCAAAGCCGCGCAATAAAGCGCAACTAGAGAGAGGAAACACAAATGGCACGTTCGACTATGGAAGTTGCATTTCTCGGCACTCAGAAACTCGCCTTCAGCCAGAACGGCAGCGAAGTAAAGATCGTCAAAGTCTTCTATGGCGATGAGCCGGACGGCCAGACCGAAAACGGCCTGTCCATCGTCAGCATGGATGTTCCCCTGGAAGTGGCCGACGAAGTGTTCGCCTCGGGCGCCAACTTCGAGCCGCTGGAAACCGTGCGTATCCACTTCGAGATCGCCCGAGCCGGCAAACAGAAGGGCAACAATCTCTGCCTGCATCTGGAATCGGTGAAGCCCGCCACCCAGGCCACCAAGCCCACTCAGCAACCGACCCCAACCGCCAAGCCAGCCGGCACCCAGCCGGACCCGGCCAAGGCCAACTAACCGGGAGGGGCGACCATGCTGATCGATGACCGGGTGTATTGCGACTGCTGCGGAAACGACATGGGCAAGCTCATGGCGCTGCCCGCGCCGCAAAGCGACCTGCTGCCCGACCTCAGCCTGCCGCCCCACTTCGCCGTCTGCCCTGATTGCGAACCCTCCGAACAAACCGCCGACCTCGAGCAGGCCGGCGAATGAATTTCCTCGCCTGTGACGGTGACTGGCTGCAAGGCGCCGATGGTTCGCCCATCTGCTCCGGCTCGCTGGTCGCCCTCACGGTCGAGGAAATGCAAAGCCTCTACGGCTCTGCACTGACCTGGGACCAAGTCTCCGAGCTGCAAGGCGAAGCGATTGTTCTGTTCGCCACCGTGTTCGGCTTCCTGGTCCTGAAAAAAGCCCTGAAACAGTGAGGTATCACCCATGCAACTGAACAAGCACTTCATCAAGAAAATCGGCCTCGGCGCTGCCGTTGCTCTCTCGGCTGCTGCCGGCTCCGTCTACGCGGCAGTCCCGGCCGAAGCTACCACCGCGCTCGATACCGCTGGCACCGACGTCGGCACCATTGGCTGGGCGGTGTTCGCCGTGATCATCGCCGCGATGGCGTTCAAGTACATGCGCCGCGCCCTGTAACCGGGAACCGCGCACTGCATGTGCCGAAGCAAACAAACCCCGCTCCGGCGGGGTTTTCTCTTCCAGGGAAACGCCATGAGCTACGAACTGTACGTCCTGATCCTCACCACCCTGGCGTTTTATCTCGTGTTCTTTGGGCGGGTGTGAAATGAGGATTATCGCCTTAGCGTTGCTGCTATTTGTGGCCAGTGAATCATCTGCTGCTGATTTCAGATGGGTAGTGTCAGGCTCGACCCTTTATGCAGCGAGTCCAATTGAAGCCTGCCAGCGCTATGCGGATACCAGCCCAACCGCCGCTAACTTCTATTATCCGCAAGTCGATGGGGCGCGTTTGACTTCGCAGACGGCGGCAACCTGTCAACTTACGTGGTGTGCTGTTTCTAAACCGCTCGATCAGTGCAGTGATGTTTTTGTTACAACGGGCGAGCGTTGGTCCGTGTTCCGTTCTGGTGATACTTGTCCCGCTGGCACTTCCTACAATTCCCAGACCGGGGAGTGCGAGGCCCCTGAACCGGACCAGTGCGCCACCGAAACTGGCGAGTTCGTTCACGAATACAACGCCGGATCGCTGGACCCATCCGTGCCGCCTTCGCTACCTCCATCCTCGATCTGTGAAAGCGGCTGCCTCTACAACCGCACCGCCACGGTCAAAGGCTGCAACCGCTTTCTGGAAGACACCACCGGCAAGGACCTGAACTCTGTTTATTGCAAGGTGGTTTACCAGGGCGCCGGCTCGCAATGCACCACCAACAACCCGCCTCCCGGCAGCGTCTTCGACCAGCCGCCGTCCAAGCCTCCGGCTGATAGCACGCCACAGTTCACCAGCGAGAATCTGTGCGGTGACTGGGTGACCAACGCGGACGGCTCGCAGTCGCGCAACTGCACCAGTAGCGAAAAACTGAAAGAACCCGGCCAGCTCAATTGCAGCAACGCTGCGGACTACTTGCACTGCACCACCGGCAAGCCCGCGCCGCGATTCGAAGACACCACGAAGACCGAGGAAACCAACAAGACCACCAACCCGGATGGCTCCAGCAAGACGGAGACCACCACCACGACCGACAAGACCGTCTGCGTTGGCACCAAGCCTTGTACGTCCACCACTGCCGAAGAAAGCGCGATCTCAGAAACGGATGCCGATGGCAAGCCCGGCGACGAAACCAAGTCCTGCACGGGCTCCGGTTGCACGCCCGATGAGGGCGAAGGCGAGGATGAAAGCGAGGAAAGCCCGGAGCGTTTGGCTTCTGCCGGCTCCTGCGATGCGGCGTTCTCCTGCAGCGGTGACCCGATTGATTGCGAAGTGCTCCGGCAGCAGAAGGAGCAGCTTTGCCTCGCTGAGGAAATGACCGATTTCCCCAAACAGCAATCCGCCATCGAGGCCGCTGTTACCGGCGACCGTTTCCAGCTGGATGAAGGCGCCGGTGTCATCGACGTGCCTTCCTTCATCAACCAGGGCACCCGCTTTCTGCCGTCCGCCTGCCCTGCCGCTGAGAGCTTCAGCCTGACGACCGCGGGCGGTCGCACTTTCCAGCTCAGCTACGAACCCCTTTGCCGCGCCGCCAGTGACCTGAGCGGCCTGTTCGTGGCTGTGGCCACCGTTCTTGCCGCCCTGTATGTGGGCCGCGCCGTAGGAGGTCAGTGATGCAGTTTCTATTCATCGTCCAGATGCTCGTCATCATCGTCGGGCCGCTGGTGAAGATGGTGCTGAAGATGATCGGTTTCGGTTTTGTCTCCTACATGGGCTTCAACCTCATCATTGGCCAGGCGCAGGACTACCTGTTCGGGCTGATGGGCGATGTCGGGCCGGTCATCCAGGGGATTCTCGGGCTGGCCAAGTTCGATGTGGTGGTGAACCTGTATTTCGCCGCGATCTCCACGCGCTTCGTCCTCGCCGGCATCGACAAGGCGACCGACCGCAAACGCAATCAGGTCTGGCATAAGCCGGGCGGCACCTCCATCGAAGCCTAAGGAGGCGCCGTCATGCTCGTTATCCGTACCGGCAAGCCCGGCCATGGCAAGACCCTGAACACCATCCGTGAAGTGGACCAGAAGGCCCACGCCGAAGGCCGTGTCGTCTACTACCACAACATCAACGGCCTCAAGCCCGATCAGCTGCAAGCGCAGTGGTTCGAGTTCGAAGATCCCGAAAAGTGGTTCGAGCTGCCGAACGACTCGATCATCGTCGTGGACGAAGCGCAGGCCTGGTTTGGCTCACGCGATCCACGGGCGCGGCCACCGGAGCACATCACCCGCTTCGAGACCATGCGCCACCAGGGCCACGAAGTGCACCTCGTCACCCAGGACCCGCGCTATCTCGATGTGCACCTGCGTCGGCTGTGCAACACCCATATCCACTACTGGCGCGTCTTCAAGTCCGCTCAGCTGCTGCGCTTCGAGTCGGAAGTGGTGGTGGAAAAGGTCGAGCTGAAGACCAGCTTCAAGGATGCCGACAAGAAGTCGCTGCGCCTGGATAAGCGCTACTTCGGCGCGTACACCAGCACCAACGCCAAGCACCACTTCCAGGCCAAGGTGCCGACCAAGTTCATCTTGGCCATCTGCGTGCTGATCGGCGCGGGCATCCTCGTCTATCGCGCCTATGAGCGTTACAACATCGAGAAAGCACAAGCCGAGACAGCTAGCAGCGCGCCGGCCGGGAGCATGGTCGATCAGGTAAGGGATACGGTCGGTGCGTTCATCAAGCCTGTGGGCGAAACGAAGACCGATGCGCCTGAGAGTGTCGCCAGCTACATCGGGCGGCGCGTGCCTCGGGTGCCGCAGGTCCCATCGTCGGCGCCGATCTACGACGAGCTGACGCGGCCCGTGTCGTTTCCCCGGCTCTACTGCATGTCCAGCACCGACCCCGCTACCTATGCCCGTGAGTTCGGGCGAATGGCGCATGCCGTAGTCAACGGCACACCCACCGTCTGCCAGTGCTACACGCAGCAGAGCACCCGCGTAGAGACCGACTTCGCCTTCTGCATGCGTGTGGTCGAAAACGGCTTCTTCGATCCGACCCTGCCTGATCGCTCTACCGGCGAGCGAACCCAGCAAGTCCAGAACAGCCAGCCTCCTGCAATGCAGGCGGCACGCCCTGGAGCAGCGCAGCCAGCCGGTGGCACGAATATGACTGTCGTGCCGTACCAGAAAGGGCAATTCCTGTGGTGATGACCGTCAGCGCGCGTGCGCCCCGCGCTCTTTGCACGCGCGGCGAGGCACGAGCCGGCGTGCAAACGCGCGCGCTGACGTCCCTGTAGCACGTCAGATAAATCCAACCGATCAACCTTAGTAACCCATAGTGAAGGGGAAACAGAATGGCCAATAAAGACTTCAAACGAATCGACCTCCTGACCGGATCGGAAGACAGTCAAAGCCGGTTATTTGTCGACCCGGGCACGGCTCGGATAGTCGATTTATCCAAGGTCCGTTTGCTGCGTTGCGGCGTCGATACGGTCCGCCAGCTGTACCGCGGACTGATCCGTCCCGAGGTCATGGCGCTGTTCGAGAAACCGGGCGTCATGGTCGAGTTCGCCGGGGAGTTCTGGCACGCCGGTCGTGTTGGCCGTGACTCTGGCTATCAGTACAAGCTCCAGAACGCTGATCTTGGCTTCATCCTGCTCATCAAGAATTTCAACGCCAAGCTGGATCAGATCGGCCCACACCTGAAAATCGAAGTGTCACCGCACGCCATCGACGCGCTGTCACCTGAGCGCCTGCAGGAGCGGATGGACTACTACGCTGCAGCGGTGATGACGCACCGCGAGCGGAACCAGTGCGCCGTCCACCTCGCCTTGGATCTGCAAGGCTGGACGCCCCCGTCTGACCTGACCGCTCGCATGCACTGTCGCGCTCGCGCAAACCGCGATATTTCGGGCATCAAGGAGATCCAATGGACCATGGAAGCTGCCACCTATGGTCGGGGGCAATCCTTCCTGTTCGGCTCCGCTGGTGGCGTACAGCTTGGGATCTACAACAAGACAATCCAAGCGCGCTCCCAGGACAAGCTCGACTTCTGTGAAAGCATCTGGCGTCGCCGGGATTCGTTCGATTCAGCCGATCCCGACAACTACGATCCGACCCAGGACGTGTGGCGGATCGAGCTTCGTTATCACCATTCGGTGATCCAACAATTCGCCAGCGGCTCAATTGACGCGAAGACCGGCCAAGCTCTCGAAACGGACTCCTATGCCGCCTTCTCAGCCCATTTGGACGGCCTGTGGCGCTACGGGCTGGGTCAATTCAAGCTGCTCGCCCGCCCCGGCTATTTCGAACCCATCTGGACGCTGATCCGCGACGATATTCGTGTCGATGTGCCGGTCGATTCCCTGGTCGATGAGACTGAGTACAAGCGGTACTACAAGACGTCACGCGGTTTCTCGGGCAAGAACGTGGAGCTGTTCCTGGGAAACTTCGTAAGCCTGCTGGCACGGGAGCGAGTGGGCGCTAAGACCGCATTTGATCGACTGAAGGAATGGGAATGCTGGCCGGTGATTCGTGATCACTACGCCTCGAAGGATATGACGGAGCGTGATCTGTACAAGCACATAAAGAACCTGCTCCAGGAACGGCATGTGCGATGGGGTCGCGCTATATGACGGCACGCAAGGACGGTAAGACGTGGACCGCTGACTTCTACGAAAATGGGAGAAGCGGACGCCGTATCCGCAAGAAAGGCTTTCTGACCAAGGCCGCTGCCCAGCGCTACGAAACAGACTTCTTCAAAAGCCTGACGCAAACCGGGCGGCCGCTGGATGATCGGCTGTCGGATCTGGTGAACCTCTGGCATCAGCTGCACGGCTGCACGCTCAAAGACGAGAAGACACGCCTGTCGAGAACGCTGGCGATCGCCAAACGGCTCGGCGATCCGCTCGCCTTGTCCTTCGACGCACTGGCCTGGGCGCGGTATCGGCAACAGCGCTTGAAAGTGGCGTCGCCGCATACGGTCAACCATGAGCAACGCTACCTGTCTGCCGTGTTCTCGGAACTGATCCGGCTCGGGGCCTGGGTAGGAAAGAACCCGCTAGCCAACGTCCGGCAGATCAGGACCGATCAGGTAGAGCTGACCTTTCTCACGCTGCCGCAGATCCGCCAGTTGCTCGAAGAGTGCAAGCGCTCCACCAACAATCACACCTACCCCGTCGCCTTGCTCTGCTTGGCTACCGGTGCCCGCTGGGACGAGGCCGAGTCGCTGACCCGTGCCGCGATCTACGGCGGTAAGGCTCACTTCCACCGAACCAAGAATCGACAGTCGAGATCCGTACCGATCCCGAAGGATGTTGAGGATCTGGCGTTGAAGGTGGGCATGCCTGGAAACGGTCGGCTGTTCATGCCCTGCCGGTCGGCCTTTCGGTGTGCATACAAGCGTTGCGGCTTCGACACACCGGGCCAGATGACCCACATCCTGCGGCACACCTTCGCCAGTCACTACATGATGGCCGGTGGTGACATTCTCGGCTTACAACGAATCCTGGGGCACTCGTCGATCACGATGACCATGCGCTATGCGCACCTGTCGCCGGATCATTTGGAATCTGCTCTAAGGCTCTCTCCGCTTGTTCAAAGTGGGGTCAATGTATGA